ATTGATGAACCGCTGATGGATATTTACAGTAACATTTTGAAGCCGATGCAGAAAGAAAACAGGATAACATTCCGAAACCTTATCACTTGGGATAAAGGTGATGCAGGAGCAGGTGGTGTGTCGTTTATGGGAAAAGATGGATTGCGTTCTTATCCTGTTGGTTCAGAAAAATGCCTCTTTGTGATGTGTGGAGTGCAAGGATTTAATAATAATCAAGATAACTATTTTGAAGGGTGGGAACCTGTCCGACAATACCTTGTAGGAGAAGCGGAAAAAGTTGGATTGACACCGCAAAAACTGAAAGAGATATGTGGTGTGGGTATGTGGTCACATTGGTTCGGGAAATCACAGTTTGCATTTATAACAGAAGAGCATTACAAGGAATTGCAGGACTATTATAGTAAAAAGGAATACGATGCCTTCAAAAAGGAATACGATGAATTAAAAAAGGAATACTACTCCACAAGAGCATATTTTGATAACACACACGATACAATGACGGATGTGTGGGCAATGGGCAGAATATCACACGAGGAAAAAATGCAAGCAGGTGGTCACGCAACACCAAAGCCGATAGCATTATGCAGTAGAGCAATAAAAAGCAGTAGCAGAGAGGGCGAAATTGTCCTTGATGTGTTTGGCGGTAGTGGTAGCACACTAATAGCCTGTGAACAGTTAAACAGAAAATGCTATATGGCTGAAATCTCACCTGAGTATTGTGATGTTATTCTGCAAAGGTATATAAATTTCAAAGGCTCTAACGCAGATGTGTTTTTATTAAAAGACGGGAAAAGGATACCATATTCCGAAGTTGTATAAATCCGCTTAATGTGATATAATTATTAAGAGGTGATAATTATGTTGCAAAAATGGACATGCAAAGAATGTGGATTTGAAACTGAAGAAAAGCCGGAGCATAAAAATTCTATTTGTCCTAAATGTGGCAAAGCAAGACTTCAGGGATGGAATCAATGTGAGTGTGGAAGATGGTTCCACCCTGAAAGATTAGACCAAAAATATTGCTCAAAAGAATGTGGATATAAGTACAGAAAAACAGGCGGTAAAAAAGGCAAGCATTATCCTCATTTACAAAGAGCGAGAATAGCAATTTGTCCTGTATGTGGAAAAGAATTTCGGGCAATACATGAACACAAAGGCAGAAAGTCTGTTTACTGTTCAAAAGAATGTTGGAATAAAAGGGCAACAGAAGAAAAAGAGTGTCCGATATGCGGTAAGAAATTTAAGACATTTAATAGTAGGAATCAGAAATATTGCTCAACTGAATGCAGAAATTTAGCATATAGGGAGCGCAAAGGTGAATTGTCTCATTTTTGGCAAGGTGGAAAAACAAAAGAATCTGACATATTGAGAACAAGCGCAGAGTATAAAGAGTGGCGGCTTGCAGTATTTAAGAGAGATAATTTTACTTGTCAAAAATGCGGTCAACGAAAAAGGGATATAGAAGCGCATCACATAAAAGAACGATGTAAATATCCCGAATTGATTTTTGATGTTGATAATGGTGTAACATTATGCCACGAATGCCATAAGGAAACAGACAATTACGGATGGAAAGCAAGGTGGAATAATGATTAGCAAAAAAAGGAATGTGCCAGTTGTATATTTTATATCGGACGGGCAAGGTCATTGTAAAATAGGCGTTGCAAGTGATATACAGAATCGGTTTAATACATTACAAGTTGGGTCTGCATACGAGTTGACCATAACTCATTTAATATATACCGAAACATTAGACGAAGCCTATGATTTAGAGCGAGAGTATCATTCTGCATTATGTGAATATAATATCCGTGGTGAGTGGTACGATGAAAATATAGTAGAAAATTATTATAAATATGGTACGGTCGAAAAGAAGGATAAGATATATATGTGTGATGTTTGCCCTGAGTTTGATATTCAAGATGCAGGAAAATTATTTATGATTTTGCTATCAAGCAAAACCGTAGAAGAAGCACAAGAAAGATACGAAAGAGAAATGCCCGAATATTGGAAACAATATGACATTCAGCGTTGGGAAAACTTCACAGGGCAAAAAGCAGTGCTTTTACAGGGTGAATAATTATGGCACGTCCAAGAATTGATATTGATGAAGATAATTTTAAGAAACTCTGCGGCCTGCAATGTACGCTTTCCGAAATAGCAAGCTTCTTTAGATGCTCTGAAGATACTGTGATGTGATCGTAAAGCGTTACATAAACCTGAAAGGCTCCGAGGACGGCGTCTTTGTGTTGATGGAAGGAACCAAAATACCATACAGCGAAATAAAGAAGGATAATTAAAAATGGCAAGACCAAGAAAAGAGATTGACAAGAAGGAGTTTGAAAGTCTGCTTTTCATTCAATGCACATTATCAGAAGTAACAGCTTATTTTGATAATAAATTAGATGGGTGTTCTGAAGACACAATCGAAAGATGGTGTAAAAGGACATATGGAAAGAGTTTTGCGGACGTATCCAAAGAAAAGCGAGATGTAGGCAAAATATCATTGAGAAGAATGCAATGGCGGTTGGCTGAAAAGTCTGCCGCTGTTGCAATATTTCTAGGAAAGAACTATTTAGGACAGACAGATGCAGTACAAGTAGACAATACTGAGGCTTTGAATAAGCTCGATGAAGTTTTGAAAGAGATCAAAGGGATTGAATAATGCCTTTTTCAAAGAAACAGGAAGAGTTTTTCGCTAATGCTACTCACCGATGGAATTTCAAAGTAGGTGCAGTACGTAGTGGAAAAACTTATGCAGATTATTTCACAATACCGAAAAGGGTGAGAGCGAGAGTAGATAAGGCAGGATTGTCTTTTATCTTCGGAGTCAGCAAAGCGACAATAGAAAGAAACATACTTGAACCTATGCGCACAATCTGGGGCGATAATCTTGTAGGGACGATCAAGCAGGATAATACCGCTCAGCTATTCGGAGAGACAGTGTATTGCCTTGGGTGTGAGAAAGTAAGCCAAGTATCAAAGATACGAGGAGCATCAATCAAGTACGCTTATGGCGATGAGATAGCAGAATGGAATTCAGAAGTGTTTGAGCTTATAAAATCACGTCTTGATAAGCCGTACAGCGTCTTTGATGGAGCTTGCAACCCTGAGAGCCCGAATCATTGGCTGAAAAAGTTTATTGATTCGGACGCTGACATATATCAACAACATTATACAATCTTTGATAATCCATTCCTGCCAGAAGAGTTTATACAGAACCTTTGCATGGAGTATGAAGGGACTGTATATTATAAGCGTTATATCGAAGGTGAATGGTCGCTTGCAGAAGGTCTTGTTTACCCGATGTACGAGGAAGCAATCTGCGAAGAGATACCAGAACATGGAACGGAGAAGTACTGCTTCTCTATCGACTACGGAACAATGAACGCATTTGCTATGTTGCTATGGGAGAAGAAAGGCAAAACATGGTATGCAACAAAAGGCTATTACTACTCAGGGAGAGACACGGGAATCCAAAAGACTGACAACGAATATTTGTCCGATATTGAAAGATACTTCTCTGATGTGATACAATCGAGAAAAGAAAAGATTAGAACAATAATTGACCCGTCAGCCGCATCTTTTATTGCACTGTTAAGAAAGACAGACTGGGCTAAGGTCAGAAAAGCAGACAACAATGTACTAGATGGAATAAGGGAAACGGCTGTCTGCTTGAAAACTGGAAAGATAAAAATAAGCTCGGATATAAAAGAATGGGCTGATGAAGCAGGCGGATATGTATGGGATGATAGTTCGGTTGATGAAAGACCGATTAAGGAGAATGACCATTGTCTTATCGGTGAAACATTAGTGAATACGAAGAACGGAGCAAAGCCGATTTCTGAATTGGTGGGAACGTCTGGGGAAGTGTGGAGTTATAACACGGAAAAAGGCGTTGCAGAATTAAAACCATATCATGATTGTAGATTGACGCAAGAGCAAGCGGAAATCTATGAAATTGAAATTGAGGATGGGCGTTTCATTCGTTGTACAGGTGAGCATCCAATACTGACAGAGCATGGTTATGTGTCAGCAAAAGATTTGCTTGTATCTGATAGAATAATTGACATTGTAGATAGTTTGAGTTATGATATAGACTAAAGGAGGCTTATATCATGATTCAATATTACGAAGATGGAGACGTTGCTATTTTTGATGATCTTGTTTTTCGTAGAGACAAGAAAACGGGTTATTATTTGAATGCGAAAACGCACAAGAGATTGCACGTTTATGTATGGGAGCATTTTAACGGGAAAGTTTTAAGGAGTTGTGAAATCCATCATA